TTAAACTAAATAAACTTGAGCATCACCTTTTTTAATATACATCGTGAAAGCCGCAGCAATTCTTGCTGCAACACGTTCTGATTCTTCGTAGTTTTTTAAGTCTGCTAATCGAATCATTACGCCGTGCAACATAGATACTCCACGCACTTGATGAAGTCGCTTGCGAAATGCAAGGTGTAACATGTTTTCTGCTGAGACAGTTTTTACTTTGCCATGTGTTTTTAGTGATTCTTGTGGGTTATCGAAAAATACTTGATATGCAATTGGTTTACGCCAAGCATTAAGATGAACACCTTGTACTAGTCTGTTAGACTTATCTTCATTCATTGGAATGAAGTCTGGTTCTAACGCTTCAAGTGCAAATTGTGTTTTTGTACTATACTCAAATCCATAGACTTTACCGCGCACTAACTGTAAAAATACTTCACCGTCGCGCAACCAAGTGCGTAACAACATTCTCTCTAGCATTGGTCGTGTGTACATTCCCGTAACCTCAGGTGATACAGACCATTCCGCCCACTTTGTACGAATTTGTTCTGCTAGTTTCTCGTTGACCTCACCATCTAAATTAAGCGGTTGCGGTTCAATATGAATGCCTTTTGAACCAATTACACGTTCTTCCAGCTTATCTAAAATCCCGATAACAATATCGTGATCTTGATCTAATGCTCTGGCTTGTTCGCGTAAACTGACCGCGCTTTGTTTAACGCTAGTATTTGCTGCGCTTTTCTCACGTTTTGCTTTATGCGTTCGGTTCGGCATAGCAGCTTCATAAGCATTAAACACCAAGCGAGATCGTGCACGTTGAGCCGCCCAACCGGGTGAAATCTCTGCAATGATTTTTTCAATTAATTTCATACAAATCTCGCAAATTTAATTCGGTGTTTTTTAGATCGTTGTCCTGTTTCTGCTAGTAGCTGTTCAAGCATTGCTTGATAACGATCTCTTTGTTTCGATAATTCACTAATCTGAAAACTTACCGATCTACCGTTAAAACTCACTTGGCTTTGTGCGTTTTCGATCTTTTCATCAAGTGCTTTTATCTTTTGTTTTAGTTCTTCTGCTGTGTAGATCACAACCACCCCCCAGATTTTCCACCACCAAGAAAGCTACTTTTTTTCTTTGCTCGTGGTTTTGATTGCTTCGGTAAAACTTCTTCTACAATGTTGCTTTGCGCATTTCGTGAAACAGGATCATTGCGAATCACTTCGGAATTAATTTCAGGTAATCTCGCCCAAGTCGGCACGTCTTTTTCATCGCCCCATTTGATACGCTCATAACCGCGTAAGATTGCTATTGCGTGCGCATAACAGAACAGGTCGAACGCTTCGTTGTTACCTTTACCCGGTTTTCGCCACTTGCCGTCAGGTCCTCTTTCTTCATACGTTAATTCATTAAAAAACCACTCACCAATCCATTCTGGAAAGTGAATATAATTAGCCCCCGCAGTTTCACGTGCGAGGGCGTTATTAATTCGATCTTTTAACAAGTCAGTTTGAAGTAAATAAAGTGGCACATCTCCACGTGCGGACGCGCGACGATCTGAGCGCGTAGTATTATCCGGATAGCTTTTTGTAATTAATTTCTGGCGTTTCGTTGAATCACCTTTAACAAGATAAACCTGTTTAGATTTGCCGTCACGTCTGCAACGTCGCCAGAATTTATATGCATTGTCAGTTACACCTTCTTCACCACCACTATCCACCGCCATTGCTAAGATCGGCATTAGGTGATTCTTGTTATAAACAAGCGGGTATTTCTTTTCGAGCACATCAGAAATAAGAATGTCCCAGTCTTCAGGAATCCGCGGATCAATCTCTTTCGTTTCACCGTGTTCATCTGGTCGAGTAAAAGAGATGTTGTAGCGATCAATTAGCCAACGTTCACCACTTTCACCATAGCCCATGATCTGAACAACAAAGCGACGTTTTTTGCCGCCTTGTACGTCCACTGCAGCAATTAAAAACCGGCAATTTTCCGGCACTGTTTTTTCTTCGACTTCTTCTCGACGTTCCATTAATTCATCAGATCGTCGTTGTTCAAGTGCGGAGCGTGGAAGATATGGTAATCCGCAGTCAGTATTTGTCACTGCTTTTAGAGTTTCCTCGCTTCCTGTCATTTCATATTCATGTTCTGCAGTTAATAACTTATATATTAATTGCTCCCACTTTTGATAACCGGCAGCGGGACCTTCAAGCCAAAAAGAAGCAATACGTGTATTTCTTCCTTTTCCTTTAATTTTCCCTTTCTTATCTATTGTTTGCCCTTCTTTAAGCCAAACACCTTTTATATTTAACTCGCGTTTTAGCGATGGTTCGATTAAGTTTTGACAATGAGGACATTGCAATCGTGCTTTTTCGCTGGCTTTTACAAAGTCATCATCATCTCTATAACCAGTCATATTCGCCATGCTTGGTTCAAAGTATTCTTTACAATGTGGGCATGGCCAATAAAATCGACGTCTGTCGCCCCGGTTATATAAGCTTAAAATCCCCGTTGTAGGTGGTGCTTCATGTGTTGATTTTGGATGATGTTTAAGATCAACAATGTCCTTTCCGGGTGAGCTTTCAACAAGCGTCATTCCTGATGACATAAATGTCGTGGTACGTTTTGACGCAAGAGAAAAGCCGTCACCCTCACCGTCAACATCATCAGGCCAGCGATCGTAATCAGTCAGCGCGACGTATTTGTAGTCAGACGACGACAAGACATTAATAGATGGCCATCCGATTTTTAATAAGTTTCCAGCACGAAAATATTTATCATGCACGTTATTATCGTTTTTGCGCGGACTTAGTCTTTTTGTGACTTCTGGAGAACAGCGGAAAGTACGATCTAACCTTTTTCGGCTATGTTCACTCGCTTTTTCTTGCGTTAATTGAACAAGTAAAAAGTCTGACGGATCACAGATAATTGAATAAGTGATCCAACCGTCAATTAATCCGATCGTTTTACCTGTTCGCGCAGGACCAACAAAAACAACCGCGTCGTATTCACGAGAACTTAAACAATCCATCGGCTCAATTAAATAACCTACGGTGTCTTTATCCCATTTAATAGAATTTCCACCACCAATGGGGACACGCATATATTCATAGACTGCTTCAGATACTTTCATTCGACGCGGTGCTTTCACTGAACTCGCTATATCTCGTCGAATATCTTTAGCAGATGCAAACATGGTTAATCCTCTGAATCATCATGATTGTTGTTTTGAATATGTAATGCCATTTGATCTCTTAGATCATCAATAATTTGTTGTACTCGCATAAGTGCTTTCGGTTGAAGTGCCGCGTCACGTTCTAAAATATCCGGCAATGTTTCTAATGTTTGAACTACCGCTTTTGCTAAAGCACTCATTTCTTGTGCAACTTCAAAAGCTGGAATTAACTCGCCCGTATCACGTTCGTACTTCAATCTTTCGTTCTCGGCTTGCCAAAAAGCTTTACGATCAAGTGGTATTAATGAATCGACATCCGTCGACATCTTTTCAGTTAACCCCATTCTGATTAAATCAGATAGAGAATAAAGTTTTAATTTTGAATTACTGCCAATTGCTGGCTTTAAACTAGAAACACGCTGAGATACCGTTTGGCGGTGCATTCCAACCAGTTCGGCTATCTGACTTATGTTTAATTTTATGTCGAATAAATTATCCATAATCTAAAAAACCCACTGATTAAAATTCTGAAAAAAACTGATTAAAAATGCAACAAAAACCCGGATGATGATGATGACTGAAAATTCGAAAAACTGCCGAAAACCGCGAGCGCCCAACCCCGCGGAAAGCCCACTCCCGTCAGGAGTACCTTTCGATAATTATTTTTATCAAACAATGATTAGAAAAATTGAAAATAATTAGATTTTTTTCTAAAAAAATATTGAAAATATAAGATATATATCTTATTATCTAATCATCGAAAGATACTTGTTCTTTAAAAAGGAGATTAAATGAATCAGATTAGCTGGACTAAGAAAGCAATTAAGCAACTGCTTTCAATAGACCAAAGATATGTGAAGTCAATTAGAGAAAAAGTGAACGCGTTAAACACCTTTCCCGATGTCAAGTTAGATTTAAAAAAGATGTCAGGTAAAGATAACCAGTACAGATTAAGGGTAGGTGATTACAGAGTTTTGTTTGAAGTAATCGACGGTGAACCTAGAATAATCAATATACAAACAGTTAAACGCAGAACATCAACAACCTATTAATAAAGTGGGGAGAAATCCCCACTAAAGGAGATCTCATGAAACTACAATATATAAACGATACAAATGGCAAACCACAATTTGTAGTCTTGCCAATCGAAGAGTTTAAACGCTTGACTGCACTTGATGATGATTTAATTTTTCAAGATGTACCATATCAATCAGATCATACAGATAATGAAACAGTGCCAAACGAAGTTATTAATATTATGTTTGATCAAGACTTAAGTTTATTAGCTGCGTGGCGCGTATATCGTGGATTATCACAATATGATGTAGCAGTTAAAACTGGGTTAACTCAATCATCAATTTCTCAAGCAGAGAAAAAAGGATCTAAACCACAACAAAAAACTTGTGAACGTTTAGCCGCAATTTATAACTGTAAACCAGAACAGCTTATTCTATAAAAGAAAAGGGGGATCACCCCTTTTCACTTATTTAAATCTTCTTTCTGCCATTCTCTAATCTTATCAACTCTATTTAAGCAAACATCTCTTTCACGTTTGAGTATCACTGCGTACTTTGAAACGTCACCGTAAGTATTGCCGTTAAACCCTGTTTTATCTAAGTGCGCAAGAAGTGCAGCCGGAATACTTGGGCACACTTGAGCTACTGGCTTACTTGCGCAAGAAGTCAACAATAGAACGAGGAGCGTTAGCATTGTAAGCGTCAGCACTCTTTTCATCATGTGAAATAGAATTAATTGCTTCATCTGATTTACTCCGTGATTCACTTTCTAATCTGCTAATCTCAAGCGTTAGCTGTCTGTTGATTTCTTCTTGCTGTTTAAGTGATTTTATACTTTCACTTTGCTGTGAAATGATTTGGGCTTGAGTAGTGTTTTTGGCTTTTAAGTTAGAAATAGATTGGAACTGGAACCACAACGCGACACACAAGCCAAAAATCGTTACGATAAGCTATGTGTTTGGCTTACGGATAAACTGAGCGATGAAGCTCAAAATGTGGACCATCATAAAATTTCTCGTCTTCTGATTTACCATTTTCATTCCAGTCACCACCCCAGCGAATAGTGACATTTAGTTCTTTCGCTGCGGCAAACATTGCCTTAGCAATCTCTTTAAAGGCGTTTTTATCCTCCCAAGGAATGCGTCCAAACACCAACGGGGCTAAATCTACAGCGTGACCCGTTAAATGACGGCTATTCATTGTCTTAGTCGCACCTTTGGCTAAGAGCTCTTTTTGTCGTTGCTTTGTGCGAACACCTTCGATTACTGCAAAATCTACCGAGCTTTTTGTGAGTGCTAGACGAACGACTTTTACTAACTCAGGTTTAACGCCAACAAGACATTGCTCACTACGTTTACCAAATTTAAAGTTATTCATATCCACTACCTGTTGAGCTATTTGAGATTTTTTTATTGATGAATTTAAACAAAAATTCTCTTAGTCGTTCTGTTCCGATAAACCCAATCATCACACCGACAAAATAAGACGCTTTTTCTGATTGAACGTGAAAGAAAAATTGTAAAAATGGCTGTGCTAAAGGTTCAGCAGTCACTGCAATGAGCGCACAAATCATTGAATCTAGCACGGTGTAACGTATCATTGGTTTCTTTCTTACGAAGAAAGCACGAAGAATAACCGCAATGATTGCAGACCCAGCAGTCGTGAGTGTGTTTGCGTTAATTTGCAACCACATCCAAATCATTGCCCAGATATCTGGGTTCTTTTCAGGCATAGACATTTCCTTATGCCCGTTTGGGCAATAAAAAAGCCCAGTCCGTTAAGACTAGGCTTGTGAATTTGGCGGACAGTGCAGGATTTGAACCTGCGACATACTGGTTAACAGCCAGCCACTCTACCAACTGAGTTAACTGTCCAAAAAAACACCTAGCGTTGAGGCTAGGTTTTGTTGAATGGGATAAGTAAACGAATCGAACGTTTTTTGGGAGTGTGTAAGCCACACCTGAGCGCCAGCTCTTACCCCTGCGGTGAATCATACTTACACTACGACCACCACATAATTAAATGATAGTGCAAGTATGCAAGTATGTCAATAACCAATTTTCACGTTAACAGCACGTTCGCTACCATTTCGCAGAATTACGAATCCTTTTACAAGAAGTTCGTGAATTATTGCTTTTGCGATAATCAATTCATTCTTCACTTGTCTCTTGAAGTAATCAAGGCTAGGAACTCGAATATTTGACTTCCCGGCACAAGGTTGCATTGGTACTTTATCGCTGTTATTTCTCAACGTTACTGCGATTTTATTTATAGTGCATTTGTTCACGTAGTAAGAAAAGACAATGAACCGCATCGCTGGATCATGCTTCATAAAGAACTGGTCAACAATTTGACTGATCATCATTCCAACATCATCATCACAAATTGGCTCGCTAGGTTCGCTTGGTGTAACACTTTGCATTAATCTACCAATGATATTAAATTGTGTTTTATCAAACCGTTCAGTTCTAATCCAGTTGCCCCACATATCCATCCACTTGTCAACAAAATATTCTTGTTCTTGTGTTAATTTTAATTCACTAAATTTCATTCCCTGCCCTCTAATTCTTTAATTTTGTTTTTGTACAGCGCAATCTTTGCTTTGATTTCGTCGTTTGTGAGTTTTAGTGGTGGATGGTCTTTTCTCTCTAACCTTTCTACTTCTTCAACACCAATCTTTCTAATGAGGTTGATTCTGTATTCTGTAACATTTCCACTTTTATGGTTATTACAGGCAGAGCATTGTTTATGGACGTTTTTTTCATCAAATCTTAGCTCTGGTGATGAACCGACTGTTTTATAATGTCCAGCATGCCATTGCCCTTGATGATAACGACAGCAACTAATACAAGGCTCATCTCTATCTCGTAATCTAATGAATTTATTAAAAATCTTTTGTAAATCGTTTAACCAATCCCTTCTTGTTTTTAACGCTTCTTTTCTTGCTCTCATTCGCTTTGCTGTTTCTACACGTTCAGCCTTTTGAATTTTCTCTCTTTTCTTGCGCGCTTCTTCTTTGCTTAGCTTGACAGCACAATCAACTGAACAGACTTTCTGTGTTGATTTACTTTTTACAAAGTAGCTACCGCATACCTTGCATTTGTGCTCCTTCGGTTTCTTTGTTGTCATAGAAAATCACCCATCAACATACAGCCCAAAAACAACATTCCTAGTGATCCAATTACAATCAAAAAATCTTCCATTATTTCCCCCAAAATCCATATCTGTCGTTAAATCTAACGCCATGACTTACACCGTAAGCCGTCACATACTCAATTAGACTTGCCATGCGTTTAACACTCATTTTTGCTGAGCTTTCACGAATGTTTACGAACTCACCCTCTAGACCTGGTACAACATCTGCTTTTTCATTGGTAGCCATCGCATGACCTGAAATAAACAGCACTTTCCATTGTTCCATCGTTAGCTTACGTCCCATAAACTCAAGCTGGTTTGCAACGTCTTGGCACATAGCATGGAATTTGGCGTTTTGCTCGAGATTGCGTGTTCTTGGCTTAATATCAATCACTAATGGATTTGTTTCTATCTCATTGCCTTTCTCGTCTTTTACGATTTTTGGTAAAGGTAACGTTTTAATGAATTCAATCGCATTTAACCGCACTTGTTCTGAACGTAATAAAAATTGGTTTTTAATTTCCATAACCACCCACCTTTTTGATAAAATCCAAAGAAACACTGCGAGTAATAAATCCTTGCATTGCTGGATCAAACACCACCACCATTGAACCTTTATTGTTGCCTTTTACTTCTTCGCCAGTCATAGGGTGTAGGAAGTTAATCCGACCGCCTACAATGTCGATTACTTCTGTGGCGTTATCTTGAATAACTTGATACCACTTTGTAGATTTGTCTGCTGGTAGTAACATCACAACTAAATTACCTTCTTTCATCAATTCCGCTGCACGTTGAACAAAAGGTAATGGATTTGAATAAGGCGGATTGACAAAGAAACGCAAACTTGGTTCTGCAAACTCAATAACTTGTTCAATATGATCAAAGTTCAAAAAGTCCTCAGCAATTGCATTCACACCATCCCCAATGTAGTTAGGACAACGTGCGTTATGCTCACTGGCGCAGCCATCAATTAAGAAGTAAAAACGACGATCTAACCAGTTGAAAACATATTTTGGCGTTCTGTAATGGTCTTTGTTGAATTGAATTTCCATATCTTAAAAATCCCCCTTCAATGCGGCTCGTGCTAGTGCAATCCCGTTTAAGTTAATTTTTTTCTGTTCTTCTGGAGAGATAAAGCTAGCTTTTTCTGGTAGTGCTAACGCTAACTCTGGCAATTCTTCACCTCTTGCTAGCTTTTCAGCAGTTGCTTTCAAGAATGCTTTTGCGTGCTTTCTCAACTCTTCCGCACTCCAGCCGAATTCTTTATTGCGACAATACAGGTCAAAGATGAGATATTGCTCAACGTTGTTTTTGAATTGAAATTCATGCTGATTATCAAAGCCGTGATAGCGTGAATACGCTTTGATTCTCTCAAGTAATTCTTCAAGTGCTGGCATTCCCTGTGCTGCAAGTGCACCGTCGTTACACCAAGCGACAAACTGACCCACACTCGGGAAAAACGGACTTTCAGATTTTCTAGCGCGTTCCACACCAATTCTGATTTGTGCAACGCTTGTAATACGCTCGTTGATGAGGGTTTCAAGCCAGTACTTTTTGGCTTCTTGATACTCTCTATCGCTTGAGAATGCTGACTTCCAAGCTGGGAAAATAGTTTTAAGCCGAGTGAATAAGAAATCGATCGTTTTATTCATTTCTGCCGTCACTTCTGCTCTCACAATTTGCGGGGCTTTGTAGTTTTTATCTGAGCCGATTAAGCCCATTGCGATTTGGTTTGCTGACTTCATCACAGAACCACCTCGCAATCGCGATCGACTACTCGAACCTTGCCGTCATCGTCTTGAACAATTACAGAATTTACCGCCCATGAACCGTCATCTTGATAGCTGTCATTTGCTGGCTGACCGCCTTTGAATTGTGCTGGTTGCGTGTATTCATCCTCCCAGCGTGCGTTGTTCAGGTATGTTGTCGGATGTAATTTATCGAATCCGAATTGACCAAGTGATAAGCGTTTTTGAACATCACAAACAAGCATTTCTGCAAACTCTTGAGGAGCGGATTTTTGCGTTTTTTGAGAATATTTCTTGTAAGCAGACTTGAAGCTTTTCAACGCACCAGATTTATTCAACTTGGCTTTGTAAACTTTCCAGAACACATCAAACGCATTTTCAAGATCGTTTGAGTTTTCCACTTTAGGGGGTAAGGGAGTATTTAATTCATTAATTGGTTCAAAAGAGTTATTGGTTCTGGGTTCAGAATTTGAACCACCCCCTAGTTCAGAATTTGAACCACCTAGTTCAGAATTTGAACCACCCCCTAGTTCAGAATTTGAACCACCCCCTAGTTCAGAATTTGAACCACCTAGTTCAGAATTTGAACCACCTAGTTCAGAATTTGAACCACCCCCTAATTTAATACTTACAGAGCTTGGTTCGAGGATTTTTTTAATGTTCAATCTGTATAAATTTGAGGTGTTTTGCTTTGCTGATAATTTTCTCTTAATAACGACCAATAACCCTAATTGCTCAAGAACTTCTAAAGCTCTTCTAATAGTATTTTTTGACTTAATGTTACATTTATCTTGAATATGCTTAAGTGACGGCCAGCATTCTCCAGTCTCATCATTTGCGCTATCAGCAAGACGGAGTAATACTAGTTTTGTTGCGTGATCTGGAAGATCTAAATCCCAAACATGTCCCAATAATTTAGAACTCATTTTCACCCTCCTGAATAAACTCCTCTAAAGTGTTCTTAAAGGAAGTCCAGTTTTTCGCTGTTTTTGCCAGTTCTTTTAAATCTTCTACATCAAAGCCTAATGAAGTCGCTTTTTTCATTAACTGCATTACATAACCAAAATTCACATACATTCTGTTTTTTAAAATTCCTCTGATATAGCAAAGCTCTCTATCTAGTTCAGGCATTCTGTTTACACTACAAATACGAGGAATTAAGTTGAAAAAATCATTACTCTTTTCGTCATGAGATTTATTGCTGCCACGACAAAAAGTGCTCTCAAAAGCTGCATCAATAGCATTTAATATTTCTTCTACAGAAAACTTTTTAATCCATGTCTTAATTGTTTTCTCACCATTAGAGTTAACTTCACTTGGCGCAATTAATTCATTTATTTTTTGAGTAATAACATCAACAATATTTTGATCTAAGCTTTCTAACCCTTCTCTCCACTTGAGCATCATCTCAAGTTGTTCACGCTTTTGATTTAACTCTTGCAATTGCTTTCTTTGCTTTTCAATAACAGAGTTATCGTCTAGTGTTTTTGCGCCTTTACCTAAATTACATTCAGAACAAGAGGTGATCAGGTTCATAATGTCATTGGTTCCGTCATTGCTTACAGGATTGATATGATCGACATGAAGAACAACATCAGGAGCTGACTTTCCGCAATACTGGCATTTAAAGCTGTCACGTTTAAAAACTTCAAAGCGGACTTTTTTTGATAACGCAGTTCTGGTGCTTTTTTGTTTTTTATTACTCATAACATCAACTCCGAAGCGTAACGTGACGCGATATATTCAATCCCTTTGCTTGTTACACGGGTTTGTGTGTAATTGTGACCGTGTTCTGCGGTACCTGTTTTCACGGTAAATAAATCACGTGAATGTGAGGTTTGATATGGCAATAAAGCTCCTGATTGGCGATATAAAAGACGATCTTGAATAAGGCGGTCTATCATTGCTCTTTCTGGCATTTTTAGAATCTTCGCGACTTCACGAAGTGATTTACTAGTGCCAACTTCCACGTAGTGATCGACAAAAGCAGCTTTGGGTTTTAATTGAGCGTTCTCTAATTGTAAACGCTCGTTTTCTTCCTCAGCTTGAAGAACCATTAACGCTAATTCTTTTCGAGAAAGTGCGGTTGATTTTTGTTGATTTTCCAACTCTTGCCAGCGGTCAACTATTGCGGCGGTAAATTCAGGGCAGTTTTGAGCGACGACGATAAGGCAATCTCTTTTCTCGAGTTGGTATTCGTAATAAGTCTGTCCGTTCTGTGGATGGGTGTAAGCCATTGGCTGATACCCCCTAATTACGCCCTTTGCCATTAATCTTTCGATTGAACGACATAGGTCGCTATGATTTTTATTAATTAATGACGCAATCTCACGACTGCTCATCGTGATGATTGACTTTTCGTTTTGGATGCTTAATAATTGATTCATCGGAAGTACCTTTCGTAGTTTAACTTTGTTAAAGACCACCGCTCCTACGGTGGTTTTTTATTGCCCTAATTCCATCTTCAAACAGATAGCTTGCTCAATTAACTGCTCCACTTCTGCTAAGATTTTCTCTTTCTCGTTCTGAGATAAATCACGCCCAAGTTCTGAGTTAGAACTGACCGCACTTTTAATCTCTTTGCCAATTCGTCCGCTTGATTCCGCGATGTCTAGAAATCTTGCTAGAACGTCTTGACCACAATCAGCACATTTCGGCATAGGCACAACGATATGATCGATTTGTGCTGCAATAGCGGAGAGTGTTTTCTTGCTTTGAACGGTTGCGATTAATTCAATTGCTTCAATAAAGCTCAATTGATTCTGCTCGCAATCCACATTGAGCTTGTTACTAAGAATGTTTGGTGACTTCTCGAACGTATAAGCAAGAGAAGTGATACCACCCGAGCTGTTCTTACAATCTCGGTGTAACAATCTCTGTATCTCTTTGCTATTCATGAAAAATAATTCCTTTTCTTGAAGATTGTTTATTAGTTAGTTGGTAAGTTAATCCTGAAATTCAGGGAATAACTCGCTTTTAGGGAGACCAGTGACCTCTTTCCATTTGTCGGCTGAAACGTCTTGAGTAGAAATTTTTCCCCCAGCTCTTTTCATTCGATAAATAAATTGAGATGTCTTTCCTACTGCCTGAGCTAATTTGGCTTGAGAGCCAACAGCCTGAATTGCCTTTTCAATAGGTGTCATAAATACCTCAATATTTAGTTGATTGAATCTGGCATTAATAATAAATCATAAATTTATATATGTAAATATTGAGTTTATTGCAAAAGTAAATATTTTATTTACACTTCAATAATGGAGGATTATATGGATAACAGAGATAAACTTGTCGTTGAGCGATTACAGCAAATATTAGATGAGTCTGGAGTAAGTAAGGCGGAGTTAGCCAGAGTATCAAACAAAACTCCCCAAGCTGTAAATAATTGGTTTAAAAATGGGAAGATAGGTATTGATTCAGCTAGATTGATTTGCGAAAAATACGGCTATTCAGTGAATTGGTTATTAGGTAGCGAAGACATTCTTGATAAAAATGAGGTTGCAGTAATAGAAGATAAAGATTACAGCGATTCGCATATTGAGATTGATTTATATGATGTAAAACTATCCGCTGGCACTGGAAAGGGATGCATTGTGGAATGGATACCAAGAAAATCTGATGAGCCTTTATTATTTAGAAAAGCTTGGTTTAAACAAAAAAATTTAACACCAGAAAGCTGTAAAGCGATGTTTGTTCGTGGGCATAGTATGTATCCAGTTTTAAAAGATTGGGACACTGTGATTGTGAATATTCACGATACAGATATTGTTGATGGTGAGATCTACGCTTTAACGTATAAAAACAATTTCTATATCAAACAAGTTGTACGCAATGGCGACAAAATCACACTGCTTAGTTTTAATCCTGAATATAAGCCTATTGAAGTAGGTGAAGAGCAATTGGGCGAGTTAAAAATTATTGGTCGTCAAGTCTGGCGCGGCGGTTGATAGCAAAGTCTTCTGGTGATCTGTGCTTTGTGATTAGTTGTGTGTGGTTGGTGAAATACCTGTATTTGTGTTTGTTTAACTAGTACTTTCAAGGAAGTGATATGGAAGAAATAAAATCTATTAATGATCTATTTGAATTATTGGACAGAACAAATCTTGATGATAATATCAAAATAACTGATATTGATTTATCTAAAATCACAAATGTAAAAGTTAAAGTAAATGGTAAATCTTATAATGGAGAAATTAACTCAGATCTTTGTTATTCTCTTGTAAATTTCCACGACAACTTGCTAAGATTATATTGTATTTCTAAATATAAAGAAGAAAATCTTGCGCGATTGAGTGATGAAGATCGTGCTAAATTGAAATTAACCTTTGTGGTTAATGATGGTTGCACTGAATGGAATGTTGATATAAATGAAGTTGCATCCAATATTGCTACAAATCTAATGAAACACACGATTGACAAAATGAATGGCACACAATTGTTTATATCAGTAACATTGATAATTTTATGCACACTTGGGTATAAGCTATACGATCGTTATTGCCAAAAAGAAGAGAAGAAAGCCGAAGAAACTACAAAGAATGAAACAGTAGATAAATTTGCAGAAGTCACAAAGGAAATGGCTAATCTGAACAAACGCGCCCAAGAAATGTTTGTTGAACATTTAAGAACTTACAATAATCCTACTCAATTCAAAGCATCTGTTTTTGATGAAGAAGAATATGATGTTGTTTTAAATCAAGAAGAAATTGCAGCAATAACTCGCCGCCCACGTAGAAAATTGGATAATGACAGCAAGATACAGAAAGTAGAAATTGAATCAGTTAAAAAATCAAACGATAAATATATTGTCACTTGCAGACTTCCTGGTGGAAACTATACATTTCCAGTGAATGTAGATACATCTTTCATTGATAAAGAAGAAACAGATTTGATTTTTGAAGCATTTAGAGATAATAAACCACTTTATATTCTGGCAGATTTTAAGAGTTATCAAGGCAATATAGAGAAAGGAAATGCCTCAGGGATCATGTTAGAGCTACCACAAGAATAATTACAATCAAAACCGCCAGCATGGCGGTTTTTCTTTACCCTAAATTCATTAGCTAATCAAATTGCCCAATTTTTGATTCACTAACCCTTTTGTGCTTTGTTTTTGAAGCACTACCCCCCTCTTTTTCTGTGACATAGCTCACAAATTCAGCAATTAATCAAAAAATTTCAAAAATATTTTTCTTTTAAAATCAACTATATATTTATAAACGAAATAAATTTAATATTTATTTATTAAACTATATATTTACATTTGTATAAATATTTGATTTAATAACCACAACAAAACGAGATACACATCTCAACGCTCTTTAAAAATCTACATATCACAAGTTAATCAAATATAGCCTTATTGATTAAGTAGTCTGTGATTGCGACACAATTTGGTTAAGTGGATTAAGGTTACTTGATTAAGACCTCCACGTGCTAGCGACATAAATCAAGACTTATTTTAAAGCGCATTTAAACAAGCGTGTGCGCTTTCAAATGAGAGAGAAAGGAGCAAACGATATGAAAGTATCAAAAATGCTAAAACAAGCAAAGCGTCTTGGTGAAAGACAAAAGCAGTTATGCAGTAAAAAGCAGTCTAATCGCGTTAATGCGGCTTTAATAGATGTTCCAGTTAAAGCTAAGAAACTAACTGATATTGCGAATTATAACTGCAATAGAGGGCAATCAAGCGTTAATACGGTAAGAGCTGTACAGAAACGTAGATTGGGTTGTAGAGAGTTGGTTTAACTAGAGGAAAATAAAATGGGGAAAGAAAAATTTTCTGTGCAAGAAAGTGTGAAAAGTGCAACAGTCAACCCTATACAAAAAGAGAGAATCATTGAGGCAATTTTACAATCAATTAAAAATTGTGCTTATTATGATGGATTGGAAATAAAGGCTTGCGAAGCAATCTCTGCAATCAATAAATTTAGTGATGCAGAGATTAAAAGCGAATTAGTTGATAATGAAACTGGTGAGAGATTTGGTAGAGTCGGAATTACGCTGACCAATTCTGGTTGATATAATTTGCGGCTGTTCGATAAATTCCTTCCCAGTCGCAATCAATCATTTCACATACAAATAAACTGTCATTTCTATCAATCTTTTGTTTCAGATGTTCTTTTACTTCTTTTGCAGTTTTATTGGTTATTTTAAAACAAACTGAACGCTGTATTTCAGCATAATAAATATAAGATTCAATAGCTTTAATTAAGACATCATATTCTTGCCCAGATTTATTTAAATCATAGGCAACCAAAATATTTTTCATATAAATTTCCTTATTTTGTGTCGTGGTATTAAAAATATACAGTCAGCACAAAATAAAATCAATTCCTTATGTGTTGTGGTGACCATAAGCCTTGTAGCTTGGGCAAGGTAAAAAAGCCAAGCGTTAAATAATAACGACTGGGTAAGCAAGAGGATATGCTAAGGAATTTTAAATTCCCGAGTATGTGGGTTCGAGTCCCACCCTAGTCGCCTTTAATAAAGCATATTTAACCAGACTATTAAGAATGTGAAATTGATTTCTGAAGTACAAAGTACCGACTGAATGACAAATTAACTGAATTAATGAATCGAGTGAGTGTGCTTTATTAATGAAATTATGACCCTGCACATTAACTGTCACTTAATGTATGGATAATTTGTACCAACCTCCAATGCAGGGTCGCCCTATTTAACGGTGTAGCCAAATGGTAAGGCAGCGGACTTTGACTCCGCTATCTGTTGGTTCGAATCCAGCCACCGTTGCCAAATTAGTGCTAGCGTTCAAAAACCTATTTGTCTCCTTAATTAATTTTACCGAACGTTAGCACTATCATTTTCCTACAACGTAAACATTTGCCCTCTTATGAGGGCTTTTTTTGAGGTGAAAAAATGAAAATTAATATCTGGAATTTAACAGGTGCATTCATTCTTGCGCTTATTTTAGGCATTAGCTGTCATCCAGTATCAGCAAACGAACAAGAAACAGATTATTACAATCACTATCTAAGCGAACAGATTAGCAAAGAACGACTTGCAAAAATGGAACGTGAAGCGAAAGCTGAATGGGCGCAGGAATACGGTGATATTCCACCAAACTTAGCGAGCGAACAACTGATTTATCTCAAGGTTTACGCACTTAAAGAACAGGAGCGAAGAAATGGCACGCGTCAGAAAGAAAGGCGATAAAACGCTCTCCTACTCTATCGAACCCCATCCAAAAGGACTGGGGTTTGTTGTTATTGAGCGTATTGGCAAAAACCAAGAAAACAAAACAGGCTGGCAACGTAATTTTTCAAGTAAAGATTTATGCGAAACAGCAATAAAACTTCGGCAGAAAAGCAGAGAGGAGTTTTTAAACGCCTCATGCAAGCCAGCAAGACAATTTTACATTTGACGGATTGAGCAGATGAAAAACAGACGATTTTTACCCGCTTGGCAGTGCGATAGTGCTGATGACTATTACGCACAGTTTGAGCAGAAAGAAGAGCAAGATGTAGATCCTGATGATTTAGATAATGGTCAGTTCGTTGAGCAAGATATCAGATACCACAACGGAGACAGAGGTTAATTATGACCGAGAAAGTTAATAGAAAGAAAATAGATCGCATTTATGAAATGAAGAGAAAGAAAAAATTGAGACAGCTTAAAAAGTGGATTTTTAACGGTGAAATTGACACAAGTTCAATTTATCAAATCTTACAAAAATACGACACAGCATTCCCATTCTAAGAGGTTGAATTATGAAGATTTATATTGATATTGAAACTATCCCAACACAAAACAAAGATTTCCAAGAATATGTATGCGAGAACTTAAAACCACCTGCCAACTATAAAAATCAAGAAACGATTGATAAGTGGCTGGCTGAAAATAAAGGCGAAGCGGTAAATAAAACATCTTTAGATGGTGCTTTTGGTGAAATTGTAGTTATTGGTGTTGCGATTGACGAACAGGAACCAGTGCTTTTCTATCTTGAGGATTGGCAAGCAAAACATCGAGAAATTGATATCTTGCAGCGTTTTAATGACTACTTAAAAGAACATGCAAGTAAATCTATGACAGCTCCTGTTTTCATTGGTCATAACATTGTGAATTTTGATTATCGCTTTATCTTCCAACGCTCAGTGATTAATGGCGTGAAGCCTTATTACACGCAAAACAAATTAAACACTTTTGACACAATGACAGAATGGGCAGGATATAAAGGCACTGTATCACTAGATAAGCTATGCAAAGTGCTTGGTATTGAGCAAAAAGGTGATATTGATGGCTCAAAAGTGTGGGATTTTGTGCAGAATGGCAAAATTGATGAAGTCGCAGAATATTGCGCAAAAGATGTTGAGCGCGTGCGAAAAATATATAAACGAATGACATTTCAAGATTAAACCATAAGCTGCTAATCAAGCAGCTTATTATTGGAGAATAAAATGAGCATTTATCACAAGCTAGCACAAGCTAGAGTTAAGTTACAAGATAAAGGTCTGGAAAAGACGGGTAAAAACAGTTTTATAAAAGTGAAAGTTTATAAAACAACACAAGACGGCAGAACATACGCTTCTGATGAACCAATGCCCTATTTTGAATTAGGCGATTTTTGCCAGAAGTTAACAAAATTTTTGAAGAATTAAAAATGTGTAGTGTGGTTAGTTTCACAGATAAATTGGCAACGCTCACTATTTTTGATTCAGAAAGTGATGGGAAAATTGAATTTACTTCGCCAATGCCGACTGTTCCTACTTTAACAAAAGATGGTTCGCCTATTCCATCAAATAATTTAATGCAATCAATAGGGGCATTACAAACATATCAAAGACGTTATTTATATATGGCTGCATTAGAGATTGTGGAATGTGATGCAATAGATTCTCAAGATTTTAAGAAAGTTGAAGATAGCCCAAAGCAAAGATCGCAAGGTGGCTCAAAACAGCCTGCCCAGCAGAATACGAGTTCTGGACAGGTTAAAAAATCATTTGATGAAATGATTAATGAGAGACTAAATCAATGTAAATCAAAAAAAGAATTGACTAGTCTTTACGATCCGTTAGTCAAATGGGTTGGAGAAAAACATCCAGACAAGGCAGATGAATTTAACATCATCTACAACGACAAAGTATTGAGTTTTATGTAAGGGGTAAATTCTGGCAGGTGTTAATAAAGTAATTATTGTTGGGAATTTAGGAAACGATCCTGATGTCCGCACAATGCCAAATGGCGACGCAGTGGCAAAAATTAGTGTGGCCACGAGCGAAAGTTGGATCGACAAAAACACGAACGAGCGAAAAACACAAACAGAATGGCACTCTATCGTATTTTATCGTCGCCAAGCTGAAATTTGCGGTCAGTATCTCAAAAAAGGATCGAAAGTGTATGTGGAAGGGCGTTTAAGAACTCGTAAATGGCAAGACCAAAACGGGCAAGATCGCTACACCACTGAAATCCAAGGCGACGTATTACAAATGCTAGACAGTCGCCAAGATTCACAGCAACAGCAAGCACAGGCACCACAAAATAATGCTTATGCGAATGCGAAAGCTGGAAAGCCTGTACAGCAACAAGCATATAACTTTGAAGAGGATAATATCCCATTCTGAATTCCATATAATTTAAAACACAGAACAACAGCCACTTTAACGAGTGGCTTTTTTATTAACTAAAAAACTGGAGAAATCAAAAATGAGTAAACAAACCCAATTCTCGACAACGTTATCACAATTGAATCGTGGTGAACTAAACGACGAACTAACTGAAGTTCTCGCTAATGTTATCAAAGCGGTGCGCGATACACGTAAACAAGGTTCTGTAACACTTAACTTGAAAATCTCAATGTTAAATACTCGCACAGAAAATCAAATCAAAATCACACCGATGGTTTCTAGCAAAATTCCAGAGCTTGATCGTGAAGAAAGCATTGTGTTCTCGACTGCTGACGGTGACGTTTTGTTTGACGACCCAAATCAAATCAAAATGGATTTGAAAACAGTAGAAGAAAAACCAGCCGGTCAATTGAAAGTACTGAAAACAGCTTAATTAAATAACCGATTCTAACCCACCGCCCAGCTTAAAAACTGGGCTTTTTTAACTCTAGAGGAAACTTAAAAATGGAAAAAGCAGTAAATGAAATTGCAAAAATTCTAGCAAACGGCAAAGCCGTAAATTCACACATTCCGTCGATTATTCTTGAAGAAAATTTCGATGTTAAATCGTTAGAAAACTTACAAGAAAATCCAAGCAGAATCCGCTCTAAAGTTTCGGTAAGCTCGGAAAAATCATTCATTGAATACGTGAATAAGTTCAAAATTGACGGCACTTCAATTTTCTACGATCTGGAAGAATTGGAAGCAAAAGCGGTTTTTGATTACCACAGTTCGCCAAGCAATCCAAAATGGGGTGATCATATCGCAAGCTATCACTTCAAAAAATCTAAAGACTGGAACGCGTGGGAAAGAAAAGACAAGGAGCAAATGGATCAAATTGAGTTCGGAGCTTTCCTTGAGCGAAATATCCATACGATTGCAGCGGACGGAAATATCGTGAGTGGTGCTGAATTGTTAGCGATGGTTCTTGCTTTCGAAGAAACTCGCAAGTCAGAGTTCAAGTCAGCACATCGACTACAAGATGGCACGCTTTCTTTCACGTACACTGACGAGCAAAGCGGCGGTAAAACACGCTTGCCGGAAGAAATCGTTCTCGGGATTCAACCGTTCCATAACGGCGATTATTATCAAGTTAAAGCAAAAATCCGCTATCGAATCCGCGATGCGCGTTTGTCGCTTTGGTATGAATTAATCAATCCTGAAAAAGTCATTGAAGATGCTTTTAATACAAGTATTGAAAATCTTCAAAAGAACATTGAGAAAGTAGATTTCTTTGAAGCATCTCTTTCTTAATAACCTTATATGCCCGCTATTTGCGGGCTTTTTTTAAAGGAAATAATAATAAATGGCGTGGATTCACACTTACTCGGGAAAGTATATTGACTATAAATCGTGGGATTTTGTTAGTTATTGTCCAGAATACAAAAAGCAAACGCTTTACTTGCACACAGCAACTAGATACGAAAATCTAATGAAAGCATTTGATAAATATATTCCGCAGTTTTTAACATCATTAAAAGCACTTAAGGGTTCTCTTTCTTTGTCTTATTAAAAGCGAATAAATCTCATTATGAAAAAATTTACTTACGGATCAGTCTGTTCTGGGATTGAAGCAGTGACTTGTGCTTGGCATGAATTCGCAGAGCCACTCTGGTTTTCTGAAATTGAGCAATTCCCAAGCGCAGTATTAGCTTACCATTACCCTAACGTTCCCAATTTTGGTGATATGACTGAATTGCCACAGAAAATATTAGATCGTGAAATTCCGGCACCAGACGTTTTAGTCGGTGGCACTCCTTGCCAAGCTTTTTCAGTTGCTGGCAATCGTCAAAGTTTAGACGATGAGCGAGGAAATCTCACGTTAGTTTTAATTAAAATTTTAGAAGCGATCGACTATGTTAGATTCAATGACAACAAGCCACCGTGCATTCTCGTGTGGGAAAACGTTCCGGGTGTGCTATCCACCTCGGACAACGCATTCGGACACCTTCTGGCTGGACTGGTTCAAGAGTGTGAGCCATTGCAGCACACAGGGAAAAGATGGACGAACGCTGGTCATGTGCATTCAACCCGAACAATCTGCTGGCGAGTTCTCGATGCTCAATACTTCGGAGTTGCCCAACGTCGTAAAAGAGTGTTTCTTGTGGCAAGTGCTAGAAAACGAAGTACCGCGCAAATACTCATTGAGCCCAAAAGCGTGCGAGGGAATATTGAACAGAGCGGAACGCAGACAAAAGATACTGCCGCTTTTATTGAGACAAGCTTTGCTCAATATCGTAAATCCGATGTTGCGGGAACATTAAGAGCAAGCGGTGGAGTTCTTGCTGGCGGTAGTGAAACTTTTGTTTTTCACGGTTCACAAAATCCAATCATTTCTAAAAATACAGCGCATTGCATTGGAAGAAATGGAGGATTGGAAAATATTCTATTTGAGGTTAAGGGTGAAGAAGCTTGTCGTATTCACGATGATATTTCACCAACCTTAAAAGCAAGAATGGGAACTGGTGGTAATAATGTTCCTTGCGTTGCTTTATCAACAGAATCAGTTGTTAGAAAACTAACGCCGCGTGAGTGTGAAAGATTACAGGGATTTCCAGACGATTACACTAAAATCCCATATCGCAACAAATCAATAGATGAATGCCCTGATTCTCCACGATATAAAGCAATTGGAAACAGTATGGCTGTTCCAGTTATGAAATGGATTGGGCTTAGATTAATTGATTATATCAATCAAGACAGCACGCAATAGCGTGTTTTTTTGTGCCAGAAAAAAGGTAAATAAACATGGAATTTATGAGGAATTTAACTATGATAGAAACAGTAACAATCACAAAAGCAGAATATGAAAGTCTTTTAGCAGATAAAAAAAGATTGGACTTTATTGAAAAAAACTGGTGTGAAGTAATAGATGGAATCCCAGAGATTAAGATAACAACACATATTATTGTTGGAGAAACCCAATTAAGACCTGCGTTAGATCAAGTCATCAATGGCTATGAGAAGCTTAATTTTCATTGGGAATATAGCAACTGGATTAGTGTTGATGACAAGTTACCAGAAGTTGAGACACCAGTCATTGCTTTTTGTGAAGGTGAATATGGCGAGCATTACGCAATTGCATCAAGAAAAATTGCTGATGGTGAATATTTTTGGGTAGCTATAAATCAGAATGGTCCAATTTATGATCTAGCTATTAACGTTACACACTGGCAACCGATTCCTCGCCCATTAATAAAAGAATAAGGTATTTAACTATGACAGAAACAGAAAATAAATACTTCACAGTAAATATTTATGATGAAAACAGTATTTCATTTCACAAAACTGAAGAAGAAGCTAAAAAAGCGTGCTTGAACGGTGCGGAAGAATTGTACGATCATGCAACATATAATGACGATATTTCCCTCTATACTGAACAGGAACATAATGCAGTTTACGGTGTTGTTCTTGGTAAAGCTGAATCTAAAACTAGAGAGCTAAGCGAAGAAGAGAAGCGATCTTCTTGGTATTCTGAGTATGATTATCTTATTGAGCATCCAAAGATTGTTGAATTTCCGCAAGATGATGGCTGGATTAGTGTAAAAGATAGATTGCCAGAGCCTGACGATGCTAATGCAGTAATGTTTTGGAAGGGCGCAAGTCATTTAGTTTACGGTAAACCTATTAGCGGGAAAGGATGCGGAGAAAAAGATATCTATTTTGGTTTTTATCTCAAGAATCCAAGTAACAATGAAGATATATGGGCTTGGGGATGGCATAAAAATTCAGATGGTAAAATTGTCTTTGATGAAATCGAAGCAACACACTGGCGATCACTTCCACCAATACCGAAAACAGAATAACCGCAACAATGTTTATTTGACAAACCACTCTCTTTCGGATTAATATAACCGCACTACTAAAGACTAGCGGCTATCCGCATCCGACAATAAGCGGTTTTTTTGTACCTAAATTTTAGGTAAATCCCATCTATGATCGGGTCGAGAGAGCCTAATACAATACCCTCGTGGAAATAAGCTCCGCCGACTAGTCTCGGTAGTTGAAGCCCGATCAGCCACTAACTGCTCGGATTTACTAACTAAAAAGACTAGGTACAAAAATATGTCAAATATCAATTCCTTTAGAAGTCTATCCATCGACACGATAGACGAAATCAACAAACTTACTGAACAAGCCAAATCACTTATCCAAATTGTTTTGAATGATGGAAACGATCTCTCGTGTGGATTTGCATCATCTCAACAGGTTATTACTGGTACGCTCTGGGCAGCTTTAGATCTCGTCTCTCAAATTGACCGCCACATTTCTAATGCAAAATGATAGGAATTTTTATATGAACACATTAATTACATTAAACAATGAAAATTTAACTATGAGCAGCCGTGAAATTGCGGAACTTGTAGATGTTCGCCACGATAATGTGAGAAGAACTATTGAAACCCTCGCGGACAAAGGAGTTATAACTTTACCTCAAATTGAGGAAAAGCCAACAAAAGGGCGTCCAAGCCTAGAATATATATTTTCTGGCGAACAAGGTAAGCGAGATTCAATTATTGTTGTTGCTCAACTTTGTCCTGAGTTTACCGCACGACTTGTTGATCGTTGGCAAGAATTAGAAAATCAAATCCGACAACCACTTGATCCAATGCAAATGCTCAATGACCCACGAACTTTACGTGGATTGCTAGACAATTATACTGAAAAAGTTCTGGTATTAGAGCATAAAGTCGAAGAAATGAAACCGACTGTGGCAGCTTTCGATCGCATAGCTACTAGAGCAGAAGGATCAATGTGTATTACTGATTCTGCTAAACACTTAGGTGTAAAACCAAAATTTCTGTTTGATTTCCTATCATCACAAAAGTGGATCTATAAACGACCTGGTAACTCTAATTGGATTGCTTACCAAGATAAACTACAACAGCTATTACTTGAACATAAAATCCATGTAGCAATGCGTGATGACGGCACAGAAAAAGTTTGTGAGCGTGTATTAATAACTGCAAAAGGGCTGACAAAACTCGCAAAAATATTTGAATTACAGCAAGCAGCATAAGAAAACCGACCGCACTTTTGTGCGGTTTTTTGTTATCTAAAAGAAAGGACTAAAAATGGAATATCCAAAAAAATATACGATTTCTATCGTAGTAGAAAACAAGCAGCAAGAAGACGTTCTTTTTAATAGTTTTATTCAAGACAAAAGTATAGAGGGCGTAGGAAAAGTATGCGCAATCTCAAAAGATGATTTGTTTGAAGAAAAGCGTCTTTTTTATAAATGCTTTAGTAAAACAGCGGTGAGTAAGTTAAAAGAAGCAGATTATTTTAATGAAAATAATTCGTTAGAAAATTTCCAATCTGAAATTCGAGAATGGATTGATGAGCTTATTGATGAGCAAGCTGGAGAGTAAAAAATGAAAGCATTTGACTTAGAAAAAGCATTAGCCGGTGAGCCAGTTGTGCTTTTTTATTTCAAAAAGATTCAACTTATCATTTCAATTTGTTAAAAAACGGCGGGATTTTCTCAACTGAAGAAGACGCTCAAGCTTGGCTTGATGCTATGCGAGATACTCGGAGATAGAGAATGACATTGACAATAACACTATTCATTATTGCAGTACTAGAGATAGTCGCAATCTACGCATTCACACAATATGAGAAAAGAAAGTCCGCTTAATGCGGGCTTTTTTATTTTAGAGATATAAAGAATGGAAGAAACGCTCACTATACAAGAAACAGCAGCTCTCTTGAAAATGAGCTATAACACAGTATATGCGCGCAAGCTAGAACTCGGATTTTTTAAAATTGTCGGGATCAGAGGGTGGCGCATATATAAAAGAGATCTTGATCGTAATATAGAAAAGGAAAATAATAATAGCCGTCTGTGCGTACAGATCGGCAAGGAGAAACAACAATGTCGATCAGAAAAGCAAAAAATGGCGTCTGGCAAATCGATTTCACAACGCCGAACGGCGAGCGAATTCGATGTTCTAGTCGCACGACTGAAAAGAAACTAGCGCAAGAGCTTCACGACAAAATGAAGCACGAAGCGTGGGCAGTCGAAAAGCTCAATAAACAACCGGAGCGGACAATAGAACACGCGCTGATTCGTTTTCTTGAAGATGCTGAACATCAGAAAGACTTGGAAACGAAAATCAGACACGCGAAGTACTGGCGAGAAGCTATCGGTCATAAAAAATCAGTTCTTTAACAAGCGATGACATATACAACAACTTGCCGACGATTAATGCGAATACCGGCGAGAAAGTGTCGCCGTCCACTCAAAATCGCTACCGCACTTCTATTATGCGGGCGCTCAATCTAGCTAAGCAAGCGGGCTGGGTAGATTCAATTCCATACGTTGAGAAAAACGAAGAGCCGAAAAAGCGGATTCGCTGGATCACGCACGAAGAAGCAAGCCGGCTTTTAGAGAATTTATACGTTGACTGGATGCGCGACGTCTGCTCGTTCGCACTTATGACCGGCGCGCGTATGACAGAGATTCTATCAATGACGTGGGATAAAATCGATTTCTCTCGAAAAATCGCAATCGTCACAAGCGATGTAGCAAAATCGGGACGAGCTAGAGCGCTGCCGCTTAGTCGAGAGGCGTTGAGTTTTCTAAGAATGAGAGAGACAAAGCGAATGTCAGACTATGTATTTCACCGCGGCAACGGAAAATTCGTCAGTGATATTGATCGCGATATATTCTATAGAGCGACAGAAAAAGCGAATATCAAAGACTTTCGCTTTCACGATCTGCGCCACACGTGGGCGAGTTGGCACGTTCAGAGCGGTACACCTCTTCTAGTTCTAAAAGAGCTTGGCGGATGGGAGACGATAGAGATGGTTCAAAAATACGCGCACTTAAACGCGGGTCATTTACTGAACTACGCGAATCAAGTCAAATTCCCGTCAAACTCATTCTTAGACACGTCAACATTGACAGCGGGCAATGATAATGAAGTGAATTTTTTAGAAAATAAAAAAGCCGTAAGTTATTGA